ATAGCCGATATCACAGACTTGTGACGCGGGTAGTCAGCAGATCTACGTGTATATGAATCTATCAGTGCTTGTTTATAGACAGTGGGTAGATTGCGTGCGTCTAACATGGGCGGATGCTTACACAGTATCACAGAAAGCTTGCTGATGTGAGGGTTGAGTTCGCTATCTACCCAGTCTAAGAGGTCTAACATAGCATGTGCGTTATACAAGCTGAAGACTGAGGTTATTTTTGCCTTCACGCGAGCATTTTTCGCACAAATATCTCGTAGATTCTTGGTCACAGCCGAAACCCTATCCCAGGTACTGTCGGATCTTATGTAATCATTCAGCTGACCAAACGCGTCTATGCTACAGTCTATCTTAACTTCGCGCAGCACAGAGAAGTATGACTGCATCTCCTCGTTCAGGTCATGAGTCATGTTGCTGCTCATGTGCAGCTGTAAGCGAGAAATATTTCCGTGATTAGCAACTTGAATCAATGCTTCTATTATGCGTGCTTGATGCATCATTGGTTCACCACCGAGGAACTGTAGTCTCTCTGTGTTCTTAGCAGTTTCTGCAGACAGATACCATCCAGATTCTCGCAAACCTACCGATAGCTGTCCAAGGGATATAGCATCTGATAGCCAACTAGTCGAACTGGTTTGATTACATGATCTACATTTGATATTACAGATGTTGTTCAGATTTACATCCTGGCTCATCAACGTTGGTTCTGCGGAAAAATCCACACCTATGAGATCTGCAAGCTCGAATGACCATGTCCTATGGCTGTAACCCTTGACCTGCTCATTGAACTCGCAGGTTTTACAATAGCGATGTCCTTGACCCTGCTTGAATTGTTGCCGTAGATTTTCCATGTAATCTGTATGGATGTACCCATCAATATCACATTCGGGAACACTATCCGGCCATTTGCAGCAGGGTTTTAACTGGCCATCGGTTTCAATACGACCGTGAAACCAAGGAAAAGCACAGTAAGGTCTGTTAGCTGTTTGAGATGGCTGCTGCAATAGTCGGACCCAGGGTTGGATTGTTTGCCCAGCTTGGATAGGGATTGATACCCTGGTATCCCAGCTGGCTAGTAGGCAGTCTTATGCTGTTGATAGTAGCAAGGAAATCATTCACTAATATGCCTTTTTTGAAGAGGCTACTCACAGGTTGCCCTGTCTGATTAGCATAGTAAACCGCCATGTTTGCTAGCACGGTGATCAAGCTATCTGGCACGTTAGGACCGCCAAACAGTCCAAGTGCCAATTGATACGCAGTGGAACCCATGTTGGTCACATAGCGAGCAGGGCTTTGGCTCAACCCGTAGTTGGTAAAATCGCTACCTGATTGAGCTATTGGATTGCCTTGACCGTCAGCCCATTGGAACTGGCCGCCTTGGTTACTGACCTGTAGCTGACCGCTCTGAAGTGCTAGCTGCTTGCGTATATTGCTCTGTATTATATCTCTGTTTCCAGACATACCCGCTCCTATTCTAGATCATAAGGATAAACCACAGGAGGTGGTTCATTATCACTGATATCACCACCAAAAACCAATGCGTCAGTTAGCGCAAGGAAAAGCTCTGTGGTATTGTTGCTGTTAGCAGCGCTGGAATATAGATCAGGTCCAAATTCAGGCGGAGGTGCAGGCTGATACGGAGCTTCATCGTATCCAATGTATACCCCTTGATCATCATAGATTGGATTGCCAACTGCGATGCTAAATCCAACCCCGTCAACGTTTACGTCTAAACTCAAACTAGATTCGCCTCGCTGAACCCTGCGCCTTGCTTCTACCAGCGTCTCATACTGAGTAAAGAAGATTTGCCCAGAATCGCTACCATAAGAGTTTATCCTATTGCGCCTACCACTATGTAGATGTGGTCGTCTTCCGCCCGGAGTGTATACGTAAGCAGCATGATCAAAGGCCCAATCTGGTGCTGCGGGACTCACTGAGAAAGGTGTTACTACTATGTTGTAATATTGATTCCCACCATATATACCAGGGGCAGGGCTAGGGAATAGGGCGGCACCAAAATCAAAGCTACCAAAGCTACCTAGCAAGGTATAGCTGCCGCTGATGCTAACAGGTTGGAATATATCTGTTGAGATAATATCCACAAAGGTTGGGATGTCTGGTAGCTGGCCCCGAGGTAGGCCAGCTATACCAACGTTCTGTACCGGTGGAAGATCGCTGCCTTGGCTACCAGTTATGGAATTGTACACGATATCACCGCTCAGAGAGGTAGCGTATGTGGTCTGCCCAGCAGGTATTAGCACTGTGGTTTCGGCTTTTGGATAGTTACCAGCTGGTATGTTGTTGGTCCGTATGCTGCCGACTAGCGCCTGATAGCTAGTCCCATTCATGCCAAAATCGCTGTGTATACCACCCGCAGGCGCAGTGATGAAGGATTGCCTCTCATTATTGAGATATTGTGATTTTATCTCTCCTATGAGATCTGGTCTGGTTACCTCGCCTATTGGCGGCGGTTCACCAGTTGGTTCCAGATATGGCGACGAATCAAAACCAAACTGTGTAGCTAAAGCAGGCGTTATGTTACCAAGACTGTACTGAAGAGTCTCATAGCTCAATGTCATCCTAATCTCTTCTAATCCGCTATCTGTGCTGTCGTGTGCTCCAAAATCTATAGCCGTGATCTTGGGATTTAGATAGCTAGTCAGCGCATATTGTTTGTTATAGAGAGAATAGACATCGATGCTGGTGAAGAAATTGATCTGATCAACAAGCGGTCGCAATCCCCAACCAGTGCTGTCATCAAAGGTTGGATCAGTGGGGTTAGTACCCATGGTTGTCTGTGATTTGAGCCTTGGATCCCCAAAGTAATAGCTGAAGTATTCTACCCACAGCTGCAGTGGTCGATTGTCAACCGTGTCATACATGACGACGTTGACTGGCTTATATTCAGTCTTGGTATAAGCATATCTCTTGCGATTGTACTGATTGAGCTCTCTGGTCTGGAGATCAACGTTGGGCTTGTCAATGGTCTTGATCTTGAAGCTCACACCATTTTCCCAGCTGCCTATGTTCTTGAGTTCTTGGAACATAGCCAATGCCTGTGTGTTTACCCGGAATGTGGCATAGTACATGTACTTGACACGAGGTATCCGGTACATGGGGTTGCCACCGGTACCAAGGGTACCATAGAATGTTGAGGCGTAATTGGTGTTTTGTAAGGTTTTGATTGCCATCAAGTATTTATGGTCAAGAAAAACCGCCGGTTTGTGCCGGCGGTCTTGATAATGAAAAGGTAGGGGTTATTAACCTGCTTGTGGACCGCTACCGCTAGCACGTACACGGCTTGGCATGATGTCTTGATCCTGCGTTGCGTTATCGTAGCGCACAGTCAGCGTGATCATCATCGATTCGCTGTTGCTATAGTCAAAGCTGTCATAGGCCACAGTCTCGAGATAGCAGCCTTCGAGATACCAGTTCTCGAGAACCCCACTGTCTGATCCATCTAAAGTTTCAATCTGAGTAGCAAACTTGTAGTTGATACCAGCAAGGAATGAAGTCTGTGTAAAGTGGTTCATCTGCTTCTGCAGCTGATACGATGTCAGGTAGCTTACGCTGTTTGTAACATCATCGCGTACAGTGATTTCAATGCTCTGCCATTCTGGTTTCTGAGCCACATACATCACGTTGTTGTAGCTGTGGATCGGTGTGCTGTTGTGTTGGATGCTGGGGCGTCCGCAGGTTGCTACCTGTGTGGTTAACGCGATAGCTGCATTCGGTGGTCCAAAACCCTGCATGCTCACCCTGAAGCGATATTTCAGCTTCGGCATGAGGATGCCACGCCCTGTGGTTCCTAATTGGGTCGGTACACCAAAACTCTGCAAGGTTGGGGTAAAGGCCATGTGTGATTCTCCTATGTCGCAGAGTATTTATACCAGACGTGTGTCCGATATCAGCTGTCAGATCAGCTTGCGGCTCTTTGGTATCTTGCTGTCTGCGCTGCTCACACAGGCGCTGCTAATGCAGGGCATTGGACCATCAAATAGCTTGAATCCGGTCTCAATGTAACCAAGTGGTTTATCGGCGCAACTATAGCTGCGCTTTATAGCTCCATCAGGCTCGCGTATGATGATACTACGAAACCCACTTTCGCAATCCCAGCCATTGAATTGATTGAAATTGAAAGCATTGAATCGTTCAGCCTGGTCCATGTACCATTTCTTGCCAGTATCGTCTTCAAATTCTACCTGCATGATCTGCGGTACTGATGCGTCATCGCCGTTTGACACACTCATCTTTGCCATGCTGATCTTGGGCTTTGGCCGCTCTACCTTGGATTTAACCGTGGTAAAATCGCGCTGCGGCATGCCGTTGTGCAGTGTAGCAAGCTGATCCTTGGTATATCCTTCTACTACCTTGCTGGCAGTTGGATCGCTCTGTGGTTTTAGTGTTACGTTGATACCGCGACCCAGGAAGTATTCTGCTTCAGCATAGAGAGTATCAAACCATTCTGGCACCATGACGGTGTTCACGGTTACCTGTATGTCGTTCTCCTGCAGGAAAACCAGTTTGTCAGCAAACTTCTCTGTGTGACCTTTGAGATCACCTTGCTTGATCCCCTGTTCTCGATGCCAGCTAGCCGTCACGCTCACACGGTGCAGATCTTTGGTAGCATCAACGTATTTCTCGAACCAACGCAGCCCTTGGCTGATATTTGAAGTCATGTGCACGCTCTGATAGTTGCAGTTAGCAGTATCTTGGCTATAGTGCTCTAGCAGTCTTAGATAATCAGGATATACAGTCGGTTCGCCTCCGCTGAAACTGAAATGAAAGCTATTGTAACCTCGTTCTCTGCTCTGTCGCTTGATCTCATCCATGGTCATGAGGTTAAGCTCTATGGGACGATAATCTTTGGTGTTGCTGCGTGCGTATGGCCAGCAGTAGCTGCAGTTGTAGTTGCAGTATCGACCAATCAACCAGCTCACGCAGAATATATCACGATATAGCAGGGTACGCTGACCAAATCTGGTTATCTTGTCGAATGGTATCTTGGTGAAATCATAGGAGCTAACCGCATCATTTGCCATTTACGTTCTCCTGTATGGGATCTATGCTTAGCTCGTTTATGTTTAGGTTAGCAGGTTGGTCAACCATCCATTTCACATACTGTGCCGCTTGATCAAGCTCCATGCAGGTCCTCGAAGGATGCTTGTGCTGCACGTTACTAAGCGAGCCCACGCTCAGCAATGACACCTTGGGTCCACCTCCCCAGGTGCTCAATAATCCAAGGCTGTTGCAGAAATCTCGCAGTGATTTCTTTTCATGTTGATAGGTCCAATCGCTGCCTTTTGAAGTGCGATCCGCGGTGCTACCAATGCTAATGATATGCAGCTGATGTTTGTGATCTCGAGCAACTGCGTAGACTTCTCGGAGCAGCAGCGTCTGTTGAAACTGCCACAACGCACTGTTATTGATGAAAACATCGTATTCCAGTGCCAGCTGTGCTAGATCCCTGCGTCGTTGATCTTTATCTAGATCCCAGCCATTTGCTCTACTAACGAAGCTAGCATCTGGCCAAATGCCGTGCATTGACTGTGCTAAACCCTTAGTTGGATTACCAGTAATCAATATCTTCATAGGTAACCCTCCATCTCTGGTACCACATCTACTAATTTCTGCGATCTAATAGCATCCATCTTGGCTGTGAATGATACAAAAATATTCCAATGAGCCTCATGTAGATCCCCACTGGTCATGTATTCGATCACGCTACTGCAGATGTTCTTGCTGCTAGACACCACGTTCTCAGGAAAACCCTGATCCACCACCCAATCATGGAAGTCATTGAATCTATTGGTCACTAGGTCTTTGAGATCTTGTGGCAGCACCCTTATGTTGAGATGTTTGGGGTGATGTGCTACATGATGCGTCACGATTGGTTTCTTGATGGTGTTATTGAACTTGTTGAGACCGCTCTGTCCAAGCTTCCATCTCATGAAATCTGGCATGTGCAGCACGTTGTAGGCAGTCACGGTGTAAGCGAACCAGGCCTGGACGTTTTCAGGGGCTTCGTCGACCCTGTATATGTTTCGCAAAACCTTGCTCCAATCTGACGGATATCTTTGATATTCCTGCATAGCACCGTATCCATCTATGCTAGCTCCTATCTGTATGGTCTTGAAATGAGTCCACAGATCGAGCACTCTGCTTGGTATGCTGGTCATGTTGGTGTTATATTCAACTACCATGTTGCCAGCTGCTCCATTCTCTATGCAGCGTTCTAGGAATTCATAGTGTCGCTCTATCAGCAGAGGTTCGCCTCCTGCCATGTAGACATGCTGCACGTTGCCAGCATTGGCTTCGATCTGCTGCCAGAAACTCTCGCTGTTGTGCCATCCATAGCTGTTGCTTATCCATTTGCCATTTGAGCGATGCATATGCTCGCGACCGTGCGTGTCGTTGAACCAGTCAACATCATACAGCTTGTTCCAGTCATCATACCAACCAGTGCTGTCCTGAGGTCCGCACATGCGGCATGCCAAGTTGCAGAGGTTTCCAAATCGTAGATCATAATATACCACAGGCAACGCTTCTGTATCGATGCTGCCATCTTCTGCGGTATGGGCTAACATTTTAGTACGCTGGTTCTTCCATCTATATGTCTCATATTTCCGACGGCTATCTAAGCCAGCGTCTTCCTCGCTCTTGCACCTGCCACATTCCTCGCTCCATATGCCCTGCATCATGTTCTTTCGCATGCCTATCAACAAAGCGCTGTTGCGAGCAGAGACCAGTTCGTCAGATGCTGCGTTATAGGGTGTACCATCTGGTTTGCGAATCACGCCCTTGTTCTGCGTGATGTTGGCCTGGCAACATACCCTGAGATCGCCGTTGCTCCTCACTGCTTGAAAGTTCCAGGGAATAGGGCACCACGTGTCTGACTTGCTCATATCCTGCCCTGCTTCCTGGCCTTGACAAGTCCGCGTATGCCCAATCGGTTGTGATCACCGACGGCAAAATCATTCCATTCTGGTCCACCGAGAGCAATGTGCATGCACTTGGTAGGCGTGATACCAACTTCGGCACAGACTTCAATCTGCGATTGCCTATATTTGGCAGGAATGAAATCAGGCGTTTTCAATTCCTGCATGAAGTATATGCCAACCTTGGCAGCTCCGAGCACTGTGTGATTGTATCTGTTCTGCTGGCATATTGGCAGATCATCGTCAATGTTGCTGTAACGAATGCCACTGCGTATGTGTCCTGTACCTGTGCCTTTGGTAAGACTAAAGCTAACGCTCTCTATAGCTGGGTGATCCACGCTCAGTTGAACATCCACACAGGTGCCTATGTATGCGCAGTCAACTATGACCGGAACCTTGAGATCTGCGCATCTGTCCAGCATGGCATAGAATCCCTGCGGTACATCCCCTGTTGTCGCATGAGGTACGCTGACTATGACATAGTCGCCCTGCTCTATCGGACCGTCCTCTATGTGCTTCCAATCCTTAACGATGCGTGCGTGATAGGCATATTCACCTCGATACATGCGCAAACGCCTAGAAGCGTGTCGGTGGTAAGCTTCATCAAAGCTCTGAGTGGTACCATTTATCAGATGATGCTGTTTGAAACGTTCAAGCCCTATAACCTTACTAAGACGCATGTTTCCAAGGTAGAGCTTATAGGTATCTAGATATTCTAACCTGCAATCTAATGGATCGCCGCCATCCTGGAACCATTCTTGCCACGGCAGTGATTTGAAAAGATCCACGAACCGTACGTCATAAACAGCAGCAGTCTTCTTGCTGATCATGCCGCTATCTACTAGTGATTGCTTGTCCATCATCTGTTAGTATCCTTTATCACGTCATAGAATTCTGGCAGGCTATCCTGCATGCTCTCAGATCGTATTTTATCCAACCTATCAGTGAATCTCCAAAACTTAGGCATGAGCTCTGCCTGATCCGCAGCTAGCATAAAACGTTGCCACTGATCGAGATGCTGCGTGATACCAGCTATCAGCTCATCTCGGCGAGCATGATCATCGTCATAGAGTTCGCAAGCAAGCTTGATCAGCTCAGGCAATCTGCGGGCAAAATGCTCTACTACTTTCTGTTTTTCTGCCGGTGGCAAGGTTCTCGCATTTAGATGCTTTGGTCCATACAGAGGATGAAAGAATATCAGCGGACTGTTTGGTGTGAAACCAAACCTCTTGTACTTTCGGCGCATGAACCATTCCAGAGTGTCAGGTATGTACCAGATGTTGTATATCATGATCGTGCTGGCGATCCAGACCACAAAATTGATATCTGTGGCAGAATCTATCCTATCTAGGTTCTCTTCGATCATGTGCCATCGGCAGGGGTGTCGTATGTAGTCATTGACCGGTCCAATGCCGTCAACGCTGGCTCCGATCCTAACTTCTCTAAAATGCCGCCACAGATCCCAGGCCACCGGTGGTATCTTTACTACGTTGCTGTTGTATTCGATGATGATGTTCTTGCTGATACCCATATCGATGCAGCGTTCGAGGAACTCCCACTGTTGATCAATGAGCATGGGTTCGCCACCAACTGTGTGTATGTGCTGTATGTTTTTGGCATTCCTAGAGATGTGATCCCAGAACAGAGGTGACTCATACCAAGTGTAACCATCTGTGTCTGGTACTAATCTGCCACTATCATCTCTTGACAGTGTTACCTTTCCAAAGCTTTCATCATATTGGTGAGTGTTCCACAGGGCTACATAGTCTTCGTACCAAAAATTGCTTTCTGTTGGGCTGCACATCCTGCATTTCAGGTTACACTTGTTGCCAAATCTCACTCCGTAGTGCATGACTGGGCAAGACTCATTGGATATCTGTCCATCATCACAGGTCAGCTGCTTGGCCATATCAACAGTGAACCTATCAGACCACAGCGTGGTTTCTGTCTGGTTCCTGCTTATCAAACCACCTTTGCTTTCATTCTCGCAGCGTCTACAAGCCGGATTCCATCGGCCTGCCAGCATGTCCAAACGTATCTGCCGCAGTAAGGAGCTGTTGCGAGCATCTTCTATCATGTCTAACGTGGCGTTGAAGGTGCTACCGTTTGATTTGCGTAAGAGCCCATTATCAGCACCCTGCTGGCTATGCGAGCACACGCGCATGTCTCCGTTATTGCGGATATCTAGGCTGATCCAAGGCAGTGGGCACCAATTACATGACATGTGCTAGTATATCACAGCTACTGGCTGCTCCATAATCAAGCGTGGCCAATATGCCCATAGACTTCAATGTCAGTGAGCTTGCTCACCTCAGTGATCTGGTCCTTTATCAACCGATTTACCAGCTTTAGATTCTGCTTTCTGCTGGCAGGATCTAACTGACCAATGATGTGTCCTAGATTCAAGCTCAGCACTGTGAGCAGGATCTCATTGGCCAGCTCTGAGCTCGTATCTGTTTCCAGCTTGCTATGCATTCCAGCTAGATAGGTGTATAGGGCCGCGCTGATATCATTCTTGAAAGAGTCAGCAATCTTATCTTGATCAGTCATGACAATATTTAACGGTCAACCATGCAGGTTAGCAATGCTCATGCAAAGATAAACCGGGCATTTAGCCCGGTCCATCAGCTTATACGTTGATGTTGTTGCTACCGTTTGGTAGCGGATCTGCGTCATTCAACACCCTGATTGGTATGTAGATGAACTCGATCGCCTTTTCTGGCTTGATAGCTATATCAACCCAAAGCTCGTTGCGATCGATCCTAATCGGTGTGTTGTTGCTGCTATCGCACACGACTGAGAAGTCGTAGAGCGCACGCAATCCAACCAAGTTACCCATGAAGCTGTTAAACGCTATGGTAACTGCCTGCCTGGTCTGAGCGTCGTTTGGCTCAAACAAGAACGGCTGTGCCAACTGCCTTAGGTTGTAAACCAAGTAGTTGATCAGGCGCGCAACATTGACTCTGTCCAGGCTTGTGGTGATTGGATCCAAGGTCTTCTGTCCATATACAACCAAACCACGATTTGGTATGAACGTGATCGGATTGATCTTGTTCACATACAGCACGTCGCGCTGTCCTTGGTTTAGACTGACTGGCTGATATGTACCGTCTGACTTGAGGTAACCAACGCTCAATGCGCCAGCAACCAAACCACGATTGAAACCAGCTGGAGCAAACCAAGGATAAGCTACTTGGTCATTGTAAGCATATACCGTGAGTGCCATGGTGCTTGGCGGCACAAACACTTGGTTTCCGTCCAAGTTCACTTCCAGTGCCCAGGGATAGTAAACTGCTGCGTATGATGTGTGGGTTATCAAACCATCAATGCTGTCATAAGCTGCGTTGTTGGCATTGGTAGCCCACTGCTGCAGGCTAGTGGTATCAGCTGGTAGCTCTCCAGGAGGATCTGCTAGGATGAAAGCTATCTGTTGTATGTCAACATTGAGCAGGTTCATCTCAGCCAAGCATTCTATGTAACCCGGTGTTGCTATCAAGTTGTAGAAGATCGAATCACCGCGTATGGCTTGGTTGCTAGCAAGCGAAGCATTAAGCGCTCTAAAGACCATAGCACGCTGCGCATCTGGTCCCATGTAAGGGGTGCCATTTGGACGGTTACCGCTAGCTGTGACCCAGCAATCCGGATCATAACCTTCAGAAGTGTTCACATCTGGGAAATAATCCATATAGTACTGCTTGACATTGTAGGTGCTATAACGAGTGTTGAACAGCAACATACCAGCTGGATAAAGCTCTGCGTTAGGCGCATCGCTATCCACATAGTTGCTGACTACCATCGCGCTAGGAGCTTGGCTGCCATTGGTCTTGCCATTGTTATTGTATCGCGCGTCAGTGAATATGATGCCCGAAGGACTGCTGTGATTGGTGTTATCGATCAGTGTCCATGATCCAGATGATCCATCGTAGCGGTATAGCACTGGATAGGGTGTCACGCTGCTGTCTACCCAGATGTCGTTGGTAACCAATGGACTAAGGTCGCTCTGTGTGCTAGGCATGCTGCCATCTATGATTGGACCATTTGGATCTGTAGCTGGATAGGCATTCCTATAACCCTGCCAGATCTGGCCGCTGCCGACCATAATATCAACCTGTAGGTAGGTGTTATACCATAGCGTACCGTCTGCCGGAGGTCCTACTGGATTGGTGGTGCTCGGTGTATACATCAGTGTTACCCAAGCAGAACCGTCCCATTGATAAAGAACTGTCTTGGCCGTAGCAGGCATGTCGCCGTCATTGTTATAACGAGCATACACTGTACCGTAGGTCTTGCTAGAACCAAAAGCAGCATTGGCTACAGCATCGCTGCTGTACATAGGCACAGTGTTGGTCAGAGGATTGATATTCTGCTCCACCCATATCGTACCATTGTACTTCTTAACTACCATGTTAGCGCCGCGATCGGCTGGTGTGGTATTGATCCACACGTTGGTAGCAGCAGTCTGTGCCAGTGTGCTAGGTACTGTAAGAGATGGATAGTAACCCTGATAAACCATCTGTCGTCCAAACACATAGCCAACTTGTATACCTGCGCTGTTAAGAGGAGTTCCGCTGATATCCTTCAGTATGAACTGTGTACCGTTTGTGTTGGTGATTGTGAGATGGTTGCCAGTAGACACGCTAGCCACGATCGGACCACTTGGGAAAGCAGCATTGATAGCAGAGACCACACCAGCCAACGTGTTGTTAGGTGATGCCGGCACGTAAATCGTGGTAGCTATTCCTGTGCCAGGATTGATGCTGAATGTGTCAGCAGTTAGATATGCCATGCTAACAGTGAATGTAGCGTTGGTGCCGCTGCCCCCGGTGACGCTCACCGGATTGGTAGGTGCCACCGTGTAGTTGCCAGGATTGGTCACGGTCACTGTGCCAACACCCCAGCCAATAGTCACTGTGGCATTAGTACCGTTGCCGCTGGTTGATGAAGGTGTCACAGGATTAGCTGGGACGTTGGTGATGTGCTGTCCGGGCTGTCGTATGGTCAAGGTAACAATAGAGCCGCCGCCTCCGATGCTGGCCACTTCTAGTATGGTCGGAGTCACATAGGCTGGACCATCAAAAGTAAGCGTATCGCCTTGAGCATAACCAGTTCCAGTAGCAGATATGCTAGCCGCTACAGCCTGTATGCTAGCAACAGTCAGCACACCCGTTACGCTGTGGGTACCACCAACGACATTAAGCGTGTCTCCTGGTGCGTAACCAGCACCAGGCGCAACTACAACCGGCGCTGGCTGTGTTTGTCCTGCTATGTTGCCGTTTGATATCTCAAGCGTAGCAGCTGTGAATGTTGGATTAGCCACAGTACCTGTCACTGCTCCATAGTAAGTCTGCGTGGTTGGCATACCTGCAGTCTGCCATGGGTGTGTGGTATTTGTTTCTGTGGTTATGTCATGGAAGAAAATGTCAGTAGCATCATAGTTGGTGATTACCAAGAAGTTGCTGCTACCAGAAGTGGCAATGCTAGCCAAGGCATTGAAACTATTGGCATCAAGAACCGAATTGATCGAAGTTACAAAGCTGCTGAGAGAAGTTCCCGCCACAGTGATGGTCACAGGCACTGCATCACCAATGCTTATAGTGCATTGGTTGCCTATAGTGAAGGTTGGATTGCTGACTGTGCCCTGCACCACACGCGGTGCTGCTTCGCGCCATCCCCAACCTGGATAATCCATGTCAGTGCTGCCAACCAAGAACCACCAAGCGTCTGTGTTACCGTTAAGCGTGGTCTGTTCGATCTTCTGCCAGATCTTGTTCTCCATTAATTCGGTAGTCGGATCAGTGCTGTATGCATCAACTATGAACTCACCAACTGTGCCGTAAGCATGTATTGGTAATATGGTGTTAGTTGGCTCCGGAGTCATAAATCCGATATCCTCTAACACGTATATGTTAGAATAAAGCAGATCAATCATCGTGGTGATATCAGTGCCGGTGATGCGTAGATAGTAGAGATCTTCTATCGTAGCTACTGTTGGATCAGGCTTGCCGGTGCGAGCATAGATCGTAGCGCTAATGCCAGAGTTATGTATGGCGTTGTTGTTGATAGCACTTGCTACATCACTGAGGCTCATGCCAACTGTCATGGGCACTGTAGTTCCATTAATCACCAAGTTACCAACATGAGTAACGGCAGGAGTGCTGGCACTGGTCAGTCCAACTGATGCCTGTACCATTATCTCGAGATCAGTTGACTCTGAAAGTGTCAACGGAGTCTTGGCGCTCCAGCTCAATGCGCTGTTAGCGTTCCCATTGCTGCTGAATATGCCCCAAGTGGTGTTTGCTGTGTCAAGCCAATATTGGTTGAGTGAAGGAGGACCTGCTGGTTCAGTGGTGCTTGGCACCATCTGCTTTAGATCAACATCCGCACGCAATACATATGCAGTGTTTGCTATACCGAGATATTGATATGCTGTGAACAGACCCAGCTCATTCAGCTGATTACCATAGTCAGGCGTGCCAGCGGTGGTGTAGAAGGTTGGAGTTCCAAACGTCTGCAGCAGATCACGTTGGCTGCTGATTAGATAAAGTTGGTTAGCATTAGCAGCAGTAGTACCGGGCGCGTAAACACCTGAGCTACCAGGTTGTAGCTTATTAGCTGCCGTAGCAATGAGAATGAGCGGGACGGTTCCAGCACCTGCGCTAGCATATACGCTTTCATCTGTGACTGTGACGCTTACGCCGGGTGATACTAGGGTTGCCATGGAAAACCTCTCCGTTTGAATTGTTCTTTCTATTTATCAGCGACTCAGCAAAAAACCAGGTTTTCTCTGGGTTAGGGCCAAGCAGACGCTTGATTGGCTGCTGCAGATGCGTTATTATTAGATGGACGGAGGTATCGATGATCATAGGCATATGCGGGTTGATTGGCAGCGGCAAAGGAACCGTGGCTGATATACTAGAGCAAGACCAGGGATTCACCAAAGTCAGCTTCGCTGACAGTCTCAAAGATGCTGTAACAGCTGTGTTTGGATGGCCGCGGCATTTACTAGAAGGTGACACGGATGAGAGCAGAGAATGGCGCGAGCAGGT